ACGACGCAGAGCAGATCGAGAACGTAGGCAAGCGCCTAGACCAGGGCACCGAGAGTAAAACCGACGCTATTATGCGACTGGACAACCTGGACCGCGAGGACGCAGCCGAAAAAGCCAAGCGAATTACCGAGGAGAACGGTGTAGCGGTCCCTACTAGCACGGTCCCGAACATTGGCGGCACTAGCGGCGGGGCTTAGCCATGCCGAATATACCGCAGCGCGAACCCTTTAGAGAGAGCGACCTAAGGCGACTAGAGAGCATTTATAAAAGTGCAGGCCGTAAGATTATGGCCACCTTTGACGAGCAGACCGACTTTGAACAGTTTAGGCGTGCTGGCATTATGCGCCAGATCGAGCAAATACTAGGCGAGGCAGGCGTGGAAACTGGGGCCTGGCTCGACGACGTACTGCCTGCTACCTACCAGCGTGGCACTGGCGACGTTATTAAGCAGCTAGGCACCATAAACGCCCCTATGCGCGAGGCTACGGCATTTAACGTAATAGACCGCCGTGCTGTGGAGGTCCTAGTTAGTGAAACGCAGGAGGCTTTTGCTACTGCGCTTACGACGGTGGGCCGCACAGCAGGCCAGCTACTGAGCCAGGCCGTTAAGGACCAAATTACGCTAGAGATCGCAGAGGGTGCCCTAACGGGTGCAGGCCGCCGTGCCATATCGGACCGAGTAAAGGCCTCGCTTAAAGCTGGGGGTGTTACTGGCCTTGTGGATAAACGGGGTGCTAAATGGGAGCTGGACCGCTACGCAGCCATGCTAGCCCGCACTAAGCTAATGGAGGCCCGCAATACTGGAGTGGCTAATAAAATGCTGCAGAACGGCTACGACCTCGTGGAGATCACGGGCGGCAACTCTACCCACAGCGCCTGCGCTAAATGGGAATATAAAATAGTAAGCCTTATGGGCAAAACTGAGGGCTACCCTACACTGGCCGACGCTAAGGCCGACGGCATATTCCACCCTAACTGCCAGCACCACTACAATATCGTCCACAGCAACCTGGCCGCTATGACCAAGGCATATAACCCTAATACTGGAATGTACGAAAAACCAAGCTGGGGCGAACCTCGCGCAGGCATACCGAGCGCTGCAGGTGGCCGCCAAACTAAAAAGAAAATTGCCGAGGGTGTTACCCGCGTAAGCAATGCAGGCAGCCAGACGCTCGTAGTGCCTAATGGTAAAAGCCAGCAGGTATTTAAACTAAGCCCGCTGGAGGCCCGCGTGGTCCGCGAAAACAATATCGTGCCAACAGCCAAGCCGCCGCGCAGCCGCTGGGCCCCTAACACACGTGGCGTATATTCTGAGCGACCTATTTACGACAGCAGCCGCCAAATTGTGGGCGTTACTCGCCAGCTACATATTAGGCCAGGACCTGCAGGCAAACGCGTGCAGCATACGGTATACCACGAAATAGGCCACGCGATCGACGCAATGAACGTACACACCGACGGCTACAATAGCGGGCAAAAACTAAACCGCCGTGCTGATATATTCGCAGCTATCCAGGCCGACAAAACAGCCATAGTGGCCGAGCGATTAAAGCGCGACCTGGCAGCCGACCTAACGCCCGAGGAGCTTACGCTCGTGGCCCAGGGCCGCACGGTCCGCAAGGTAAGCAAGGACGGCCGCACTGGCATATTTAGCATGGGCAAATGGGGAACGTATGCACGCAGCGAGAGCGAGGTATTTGCGGACGCTTACGGTGCCTGGCGTATGGACCCTAAGGGCTTTAAAAAGATCGCGCCCAATTTAACTAAAGTATTTGAGGAGCTACTATAATGGCTGAAATAGACGCACACGCTATAGTAACGATCGTGCCACCAGACGGCGACGAGGAGGCGGCTATCGCTAAGACCGAGGCCGACCTAGACGAGGCCCTGGCTGAGGACGAACAGGCCGCCGAATAAATAAAGTGCACACGCTTGCAATGGTCCCGCCTGGCGTTTAAGGTAGGTAGGTGGCAAGCCCACACCGCGTGCAGCTGCGCGATAAAATGCAATAGCCTGCGGTCCGAAACTTCCCTGGACAAACGCTGCAGAATTGAGGCTAAAGAGGTCCCCCCTGGGGGGCTTTTTTAGTGTAAAAACCACTTCCCCGACCACTTCCCCGCTGTTTTAACCCCCCCGTACAAATTTACAACACTTAACAGGGGTGGAGAGGGGGCACCACGGTAGGGTAGGGGAGTGGTGGCTAAGGTGTTAGCGCAAAAAATAGCGCGATCATAGGCTCGATAGGGGAGTGCCCCATAGCGCCCACTAATAGTAACCACTATACTAATCACTAATGGACGACAGACAACCCTGCGGAGCGCACGGCTCGGACCAAAACGGCCGCGCCATTTTCGATCATACCTGCGACGATTGTATGCTGCCCGAGCCACACCTCGACCCGCCCGAGCTGTAATAACATAAGCCCTATTGCAGCTGTGGATAACTTGTGCAAAAATAGGGATAGCTTTAGCGTGTACGAGCACGTAAAAAGACGATACTAAAGTAAAGGAGTTACTATGGACCCAGCCAACCAAAACGGAGCAGGTGCGGGCGACGCAGGCAACGGTGGCACCCCACCAGCAGGCGACGCGAACATTAACAATAACGGCAACCAGAACCCAAACGGGAACGGAGCCAACGGCCAGGGATCGACCCCCCCTGCTAACGGAAACGGTAGCGGAAACGGCGCAGGCCAAGGCGACGGGGGCGTGCAGCTTACCGACGAGCAGCTAGCCGCTGCGTTTAACCACCCGCGTTTTAAGTCCCTAAATGAACGGGCTAAAAAAGCGGACGAGTTAGAACGCCAGCAGCAAGAGGCCGCCGAAAAAGCAGCCAAGGAGCAAGGAAAATTTGAGGACCTTTATAAGTCCGCAAATGAACGAGCCGAAAAGGCCGAGGCAGCAGCTAAGCAATTCCGTATTGAAAATGCGGTAAGCCTAGAGGCAGCCAAGCTGGGCGTAATTGACCCAGCAGCAGCTATTAAACTTATGGACCAGAGCGGCATACAAGTTAGCGACGACGGTGCAATAAGTGGAGTAGCTGAGGCAGTTAAAGCCTTGCAGCAGTCCAGCCCATACCTATTTAAAACGCCAGCGCAGGGCAGCGTAGGCGGGGGAGATACAAACCCAGCAGGCGGTGGCAACACAGCCAGCGAGTTTACCTACAGCCAGATACAGGACCTAGCTTTTTATAAAGCTAACCAGCCTGCGATCGACAAGGCCGTAGCTGAGGGCCGTATTGACATGAGCAAGTAATTGCTCGGTAGTAACTTTGGCGCTTTAGTGGCGCAAAACCACACAACCTACCAACCCATTTAAAAATAAGAAAGTGATTTAAATATCATGGACAACAGTGCATTACTAGCAACTACGATTGCTAACAAAACTATTGGCTACTTTGGCAAGTACATGAACCTTGCAGCAACAGTAGCCCGCGACTGGGACTACGAACCAGCAACCGAGGGCGAGGCCGTAAAGATCGGTAAACGCGGTGCCCTTACAGCTAACACTAAGACAGCAGGCGGCGACGTTACCATGCAGAGCCCTGCAGCCACTGGCGTTACTGTTACCCTCGACACCCATAAAGAGGTAACTATCGACCTTACCGACGTTACTAAAGCTAAGCAGGCTAAAAAGCTCGACATTATGGAAGGCTACGCTAAAGACGCAGCAGCCGTATTGCTCGAAACTGTAGAGGACGCACTTGCTGCCCTTTACGCCAGCCTTACTAGCACGGCCGTAACATTCGACGCTACTAGCACCGCAACTAAAAAGGCTAGCCTTTTGAACCTGCGCAAGGCGTTTACCGACGCTAAGGTGCCTAAGAGCGAACAGCGTTACCTTTACCTCGGTAGCCAGTCTACTACTGAGATCATGGAGGAAGATAGCTTTACACGTGTAGACGCAGTAGGCCAAAACGAAACGCTGGAAAGCGGACAAATTGCCCGCCCACTCTTTGGCTTTAAGCCATTCGAGAGCCAGAGCGTCGTAGTTACTGGTACTACCCCTACAGCTGTAGAGCACAATATCGCCTACACTAAGGACGCATTTGTAGTAGCCACTCGACCACTGCCAGCACCAGCTAGCGGCCTCGGAGTTATTAGCAACGTCGTCGTAGACCCTGAAACGGGTATTGCACTACGCACGATCTTAAGCTACAACAGCAACAAACTTGCTGAGCAGCTTACTATCGACTTGCTATTCGGTGTTAAGGTCCTCGACCAGCGCCGCGCAATTCCGTTTAACCTTACTTACTAAGGTTAGCCACTCGGTCCAGGAGAGCCCCAGCAATGGGGCTTTTTTGGTGCTATAATTAAAACACAAACGTAATAAGTAAGAGGAGTAAATTTATATGGCCGAAACAAACGAACCGACCAACCAGCACGGGGACCCAGTAGACGACAGCGTTATGCTGCTCGTAAACCCAGGGGGCCGCGTAGTAGCTGTAAATAAAGAACATGGCGAGCAACTGCTCGAGAGTGGCGACGGCTTTAAAAAGGCCCCTAAGGGCTCGCGTGAGGGCGACAGCCTGGACGCTAACGGCGAACCAGTCCACGCGCAAAACGAATTAGTGCCGCGCGGCTCGAGCGAGGAGGACGCTAAAAAGGTGGCCGAATTGCAGGGAACCCCTGAAAATGTACGCCGCCAGGCTGCAGCCGACCCTACTAACGATAATGTAGTTAGCACCCAGGGCCAGGAAAACATGGACACCGACAAAAACGCCAGCGACCCAGGCGCAGGCGGTGTAGGCGATAGCAACACCGACAACGGCGACCACCCTAATACTACTGGCCAACCTAATAGCACCGCTGCAGACGAGGCCGTAGTAAATGGCCAAGCCAGCACTGGCGACGCTAACGAAAACAAGGCAGGCCGCTTTTTCGGACGCGGTAAAAAGAAATAGCCGTGGCTGATCGCAGCAAAACTACCATGGTAATTAAGGAGCTCGTAGTGCCTGAGGGCACCGAGGACCTAGTAATTAACGTGGAGGCCCAGCGCGGCGATCATACCTATAAATTGCCCTACCATATTAAGGCGGCGAACGTGGCCAAATTTGACCGCGACGCACTTATGGCTCGAGTATTCGAGGACGTAGACGCTTTAGTAGAGCAGGACAATAAAAAGGCTGCCGTAGTATCGAGGCTCGAGGGCCTGGTGGGCAAAACAATTAAGCTAGACTAATAGGCACCTGTTTACCTAGCAAGCAGCACCCGCAAATAGGGTGCTGTTTTTATTGCGCTAGTGCTACAATAATGATATGGAAACAGCACGCGGCTATTTAAGTAAAACAGAACTAACCACCCTGGCCCCAGGCGTAACTGGCACCGACCCAGAAAAGCTGGCACTTATTGAACGTGCCGAGGCGCTGATCGACAGCTATATAGGCCGCCAGGACCAAGCTGTGCGCGAATTACGAGGCCTAGCCCGTGCAGGTGGCGCAAGTACCCTGCAGCTCGCAGCAGACGACACACAGGCCGCTAATGGCGTAAATTACCTAAAGGGCTGCACGATCGAGATTTTAGACGGTACAGGCGCAGGCGAGAGCAAGCGTATTGCTAGCCAGGCGATCGACGGCACCGTAACTACTGAGAGTGCATGGACCACCGCGCCAGACGCTACCAGCTATTACCGCGTATACCAGGTGGGCAAATTACCCCGCCGTGCTACTGACTTAAAAAATGACACTGTGAACGGTGTAAACACCTACTTTAGAATTATCCCGCAAGTGGTAAAGCAGGCAGTGGCTGCCCAGGCCGAATATATCCAGCAAATGGGCGAGGCTTATTTTACTGGCGGCGACAGCAATATGCAGAGCGAGAGCAGCGACGGCTATAGCTACACTAGAGGGGAGAACGGCACGAACGGCAAGGGGCTTATAGCGCCTGCGGTCCGCAGCCTGCTAGCTGGGAGCGGTATTATAAACCGCACTGGCGGCGGTATTATCGTGCCTAATTCGATTTTATGAGCTACCTAAGCACCCTACAGCAAACAGCCACCCTAGAGCCTATTACGGGCACCGACGACTACAGTAAGCCGACTTTTGGCGCTGCTGTTACTATTAAGTGCCGCGTGGTCCTAAAAGGCGTTACTAAATTTGCCAGTATGCAGGGCCGAGGGTCCGCTAGCGAGCTTACTACAGTAAATGCAGTGGCGAGGGTCCCAGTAAACACCGTGGCCAGCGTAGGCGATAAATTTACATTTAACGGCGACGTGTATAAGGTAGTAGGCCGACGCGAAACCCCTAACCATAGTGGCCAGGTATTCGCATTAAACCTGGAGCTAGCACTATGGCCGCAGATGTAAAAATAGAGCTCGACGTAAGCGACTTTTTGCGCACGATCGACAAAACACTGCCAGCTTTTTTAAAGGCTAGCGACAAGGCCGAGGACGAGATCGCGGACGAGGTGCTGCGCCTGAGTGGCCACGAGGTCCCTAAGGACGAGGGCGTGCTGGAGGGCACGGGAGTAGCAGACCGCGACGGCCAGGGCGCTTTTGTGGGCTACAATACCCCGTATGCTGCCAGGCTGCACGAGCACCCAGAGTACGCTTTTCAAAAAGGCCGTAAAGGTAAATACCTCGAGGACCCTATTAAAGAAAACCTAAAACCACTGGGCGAGCATTACGTAAGCACGGTACAGGAGGCCCTGAAATGAACATAATAAAAGCCGTTAAAACATTGCTAGTGGACGCTGGCGTTACTACCCCTATTAAAATGGGCAAACAACCAGACAGCCCCGTAGCAGTTATTACTATCCTGGACACTGGCGGCCCGCCGCCTGATATGGAGCTTACAGTGGTCCGCGAGCCGACATTCCAGCTACTGATTAGGGCGGCCGACTACGAGGCTGCTAAAGCGATCGCTGACTTATGCTGCGCTGCGCTGCACGGTAAAATTGCCGTAGCCGCTGAGGGGGTCCACTTTTTGAATATCGGACTATTAGCAGAGCCTGGCAGCCTGGGCGATAATGAGCGTGGCGAGCACGAATTTAGCGCCAACTTTAAGGCCAAGGCCCGAGAGGCCTAGCATGGCAAAAGTTACCTGGGACCAGAATTTTGACCGCGAATTTGATAAAAAACACCTACGGGAGTGGCGCTGCAGCAAGTGCCGCAAACTGCTGGCTATGGAGTACGTGCACAGCGGCAATATAGCCATTAAATGCCAGTGCGGCGAGCTTAACAGGCTTATGTTTAAGTCCCTGGCACATAATGATACAATTACTACAGCAACCCCCGCGGGTGGCAAGCATAATAAAACTAAGTAGGAGGACCATTTTATGGCCGACGCAACAAAAATTGCACTGGGCGTATGTACTGGAACCTTTGACAGCGTAGCGCTAGGACACACTAAGGGTGGTGTTGAGTGCGTTTATGAGCCAGTATGGCACGATGTTAAGGTGGACCAATACGGCGACAGCATTGTAAAAAAGCGCCTTATGGGCGAGAAATTTACGGCTAAGGTACCACTTGCCGAATATACAGTAGCTAACCTGGGTATTGGTATTCCAGCTGGCACCGTCGTAGGCACGACTGTAAAGCGCCTCGACGTAGGTAGCAGCGCAGGCAAGTCTAGCGACGACCTCGCAGCCACTTTGGTATTAACACCAGTGGACGCTACAGGCGACGAGCACACTATTACCATTCCTAAGGCAATGGTAGGCAGCCAGGTAACACTAAGCCACGTAAACGACGGCGAGCGAGTTATCGAGTGTACTTTTGAGGCTATTATCGACGAGAGCAAGGCAGACGGCGCACGCCTGTTTAGCATTGGCGACCCAGCAGCAGCCTAAGCACCAAAACTAACTAGAGGGCCAATATAGAGCCCCTGCCCTACGGGGCTAAAAAGGAGATCGCGCAATTATGGCAGACACGCCAGTAAAAACTATTACAGTAGAGCTAAGCGACGGCAAAACCGTGGAGCTAAGCCTGCTACCCCTAAAATACTATGCGGACCTGCTTAAGGCAGTTACTGGTAGTATTAAAGACATTTTCGAGAACTGGGACGGCGTAAGCAATGACCAGATTATCGAGCAGCTACCTACGTTTATTAGTGAACACATGGACGACGCTGCGACTATCGTAAGCGTGGCCACCCGCGGCGAAATATCAAAAAAGGACGTACTCGAAACCTACGGGCTCGCTGACGCTGTAGAGATCATTACGGGCGCATTGCAAGTAAATGACGTAGAGCGCATTATGGGCTCGCTAAAAAAAGCAGCGGCGGTATTCCGCAAGCCCAAAACGGGCAAGCACAGCCAGGGGAGCCAAGCCTAAGCAAGGCCCAGCTCGACCACTACCGCAAGAATTCCGAACAAATAATAGACGACTGGCTATTTAGTAATGTAGACCTGCTATCGAGCGAGTACGGCTGGCCGCTCGAGCAGGTGTATTATCATGTATACCCTACGGACCTGCCGCACTTAAAAAACCGTATCGAAAAACGCCACAAGGTAAAAATACGCGAGCAGCTGATCGTGGCATACAATAGCCAGGACCGCGAACTAACGCAAAAGCTGCTAGACGAGCTGCAGGACCACGACGAGAGCTACGTAAATAGGCCCTACAATAAAACGGCTGTGGAGCTGTTTAAAAACCAGGTGGCACGAAATAGGGTATTTGCTAAATAAAAGTAACGCGCTAGTGCTACAATTATGGTATGGCAGCATTTGAGCTAGGCAGCATAATTGCCCGTATAAAAGCAGACACCACCGACTTTAAAAAGGGCATGGACGAGGCCCGCCGCGACGGTGGGCGTTTTAACGGTGCCCTGGGTGCTATAGCTACAGGTGCTAAGGTGGTAGCAGGCGCAGCGATCGCTGCAGGCGTGGCTATTGGCGGTATAGGTGTATTCGGTATAAATTCCGCTGCAGGCCTAGAGAGTACCCACGCAGCATTTACCACAATGCTTAAGGACGGGGCCAAGGCCAGTGCCCTAATGGACGAGCTAAATAAATTTGCCGCCGAAACGCCTTTTGAATTCCCAGAGCTCGCAGACGCAGGTAAAAAGCTGCTCGCCTTTGGTGTAGCCAGCAATGATATAGTGCCGCAGCTTACTAAGCTGGGCGATATTGCTAGTGGCCTGGGTATTCCCCTGGGCGAATTATCGGAGCTTTACGGTAAGGCAAAAGTACAGGGCCGCCTGTACATGGAGGACGTGAACCAGCTAACGGGCCGCGGTATTCCAGTAATACAGGAATTTGCCAAGCAGTTTAAAGTAAGCGAGGGCGAGGTCCGCGGGCTCGTAGAGCAGGGTAAAATAGGCTTCCCTGAGCTGCAAAAAGCTATTGACGGCATGACGAGCAGCGGCGGCCAATTCGAGGGCGGTATGCTGCGCCAGAGTAAGACCTTTAGCGGCATGATAAGTACATTCCAGGACAACCTGGGCGCTTTTGCTCGCAAGCTCGTAGGTATGAACAACGACGGAACGATCGTAGAGGGCGGCATATTTGATAAGGTCCGCGGTGCCCTGGCTGGCTTACTCGACTGGCTAAATGCTAACGGCGACACTGTAATTAGCGTTATTACTGGCGTAGTTACCACGATCGTAGGCGGCTTAACTACAATGGTGGACTGGATAAGCGCCAATATCATACCTGCGCTGCAGGAGGCTTATACCTGGGTAGCTGAGAACTGGGGCCCCGCGCTCGAGGCCGTAGGCAGCTATATTACTGAAACATTAGTGCCAGGCTTTGAAACATTAGTAGAGGGGCTGGGCAAGCTCGTAGAGGGCTTTAGCACTGGTAAATTTGCTGGCGACGGCTTTTTTGGCTTTATGCAAAACCTAGGTGCTTACATTAGCGGCGTATTTAGTACGGTAATGAGCATATTAAAAATGGCATTTGATGTACTATGGCCAAGCATTAAAGGCCTGTGGGACGTTATTGCTAACCAGCTGCTACCGTCCCTAATGAACCTGTGGAGCGTGCTAGCGCCTGTGCTGCTGCCTATTTTGCAGGTATTAGCTACGATCGTAGGCGGCGTAGTAGTAGGTGCCCTCTGGCTTGTGATAAACGTAATTAAAATAGTGGCTAGCATATTCGCTGGCCTGGTCCAGGGCCTAGCCTGGGGTATTGGCCTTATGCGCGTTTACTTTGCAGGGGTATGGGAATTTATTAGCCTACCGTTTAGGCTCGCATTTGCATTTATTACTGGCGGCTGGAACGGTGTAATGGACGTTATACGTGGCATACCTGGGCGAATTGTAAGCAGCCTGGGCGGCGTAGGCGAGGCCATTATGAAACCGTTTAGAGCTGCGCTAGATTGGATAGGCGAAAAAATGGCCTGGGCCAAGGAGCAGCTAGACAAACTAAACCCATTCCACCGCAATAGCCCTAGCCTTATTGACTGGATTACTAAAGGTACCGACGTAATTAAAGACCAGTACGGCACGCTGTACAGCGCCCTAGGCGATATGCAGGTAAGTGGAGTAGACCCAGCCGTAACGGGCGACCTAGCCACCACTGCGCTATCCACAGCGGCTGCAGGCACGCCTATAGAGGGACGAGCTGCAGGCGGTGGCGATACGTTTATAATAAAAATGGACGGAATACTCGCAGAGAGCCCAGCAGCAATGCGCCGCCTCGGTGGCCAGCTGATCGAGCGCGTAAATGAGGAAAAGCGAGCCCAGGGTAAAAAGGAGATAGGTAGCTAATATGGCCATGGTAATTAAACTAAACAGTGTAACGCTGCCGAAACACGCCAAGCTAAAGGAAAAGACCAGCGACCAGATCGCTAAAAACCGTGCCCTGAGCGGCGAGCTTACGGTGGACTTCTGGGCCTCTATTCGCGCCTGGTCCGTAGACTTCCCTATTTTGGATATGGCCGACTGGGACGCAATGCAAGCTATTTACATGAGCCAATACACTACAGGCAATATGGTACACCTCGAAATTATTAGCCCAGACGTAAACGTAGACACCTACGGCTTTATGGCTGCGCCTGAGCGGAATATACGCTGGGGTGGCCAGGTAGTAGACGGCTTTGGCTTTGACATCGAGGAGGCCTATGCAAACAGTTAGCACCGAATTTACCACGCGAACTAATAACAGGGTCCGCAAATTAAAGGCTGCAGCGCAGATCGCTTTTACTAAAACGAAAAGCCTAAGCACCCAGTATTTTACTGTGGGCATTAGCACCGTAGGCGGTCCCGACCCAATAGGCCCACCCGACAACGTAGGCGATATTACCGAGTGGGATAAATACGAGTATACCGACTATAGCAGCCGTATTTTAAGCATGGAGGCTACCCACGAGCAGGATATAACGGGTAACTTTACTATGGCTATCGCAGACCTAGAGCTGCAGAATACCGACGACTTATTTACGCCAGACGTAGACCCTACTATAGGCGCATTTGTACAGAGCCCACGCAGGCCGCTGCGCCTTAGCGCTGGCTTTGGTGCGCAAACGGTCCCTATTTTTGTGGGCCTAACTGAAAAAGCCCCCAGCCTAAGCGAGGACAAAAAAACGGCTAAATTCCACGCGATCGACTTTATTAAAAGCATTAGCGAGATTAAAATAACCCAGTCCGAAATGTACGTGGACCAGCGTATAGACCAGGTAATAAATGACCTGCTTATTACTTATGCTGGCCTGAGCCCAACGCAATACACACTAGACCCTGGTATGCGAGCCGTGCCATTTATTTACTTTAAAAAGGACACTACGCTAGGCCGTGCAATACAGCAGCTATGCCAGAGCGAGCTAGCTACGTTTTTCGAGGACGAGGCGGGCGTGCTGCGCCTATGGAACCGCCAGCACCTAGTAGCAAATACTACGCCAGTATGGACCTTTAACCGTGATAATTGCCGCGAAATTACCTACCCAGACGCTAAAAATGTGATAAACACGGTAGAGGTATTTAGCAATGTGCGCAAGGTCCAGGCTAACCAAAAACTCTGGGAACTGGCCAGCGCTACCAAGGTCCCGCCTGGCGGCACGCTCGAGCTATTCGGAGATTTTAGGGACGACTACGGCGACCTGCCAGTAACCACAATAGATACCCCCGCCTACCTATCCAGCGCCACTACCAGCTACTATTCGACTAATACGGCCCAGGACGGCACGGCCGACGCAGCTAACACTAATATAAGCGTAACGAGCTTTAGCCAATTCGCTACAGGCTTTAAGGTGGTATTTGAGAACACAGCCGCCTATGAGATTTACATAACTGGCCTGGAAATTTTTGCGCGACCTGCCAAGGTAATTAGCGAAATATACACCTTTGCCCAGGACGCTACCAGCGTAGGCAAGTACGAGGAGCAGGCCTACACGATCGAAAACGATTATATACAGAGTGAGGTATTTGCTAAGACAATAAGCACTATGCTGATCGCTGACCGCAGCAACCCTAGCGGGGTCCGCGAGATCGAGGTAACGCGTGGAGTGCCGCAGCTGCAAATAGGCGACCTCGTAACCTTTGACGACGGCAAAACTAGCGGCACCTACTACGTGCAAAAAAAGACCACCAGCGTAGGCAAGGGCGGCCTGGTCCAGGTGCTAACACTCGTAAAGCGGACCATACAGAGCTACTTTACTGTAGGTATTAGTATGGTAGGCGGTACCGACGTAATTGCACCATAGTAAAATTTAAAGTATTAGTGCTAAAATATAGCTAGAGGATAATATGCCCACAATAACAGATAGCCAACTCGACGAACTACTAAGCAAAATGGACCCTAAAATGGCGGCCCATTATCGTAGTACGCTTGCGGGGGACGTGGCGGCTGTTTATTGTATGAGCAAAACCTGCAAGGGCCGTAAGATCGGAGCCCAGAACGCAGCTGGCCAGTGGGTAGGTAATACACCTACTAAAAAAAGCGGCTTACTGAGCACTCGCGCCCGCTTTGACGGGCATACTGGCTTTAGGTGCCGCTGTGGTGCCTCGAGCATTACTAGCCCTGCAGAGAGTGGAATTATTACAAGCGAGGCACCTACTCGTAAAGCCCTCGCTGAGGTATACGAGCGACAACAGAAAAACCCAGCCAAGATTACGGAGCACGCCGACGGCACCGTAACAGTAGACGGCTTTAAGATCGAGCAGTTAAGGAGTATTGCGTAATGGCCCTAGATTACCTACCAAGCCCAGGCTGGGCTGTTATTTATGGGGAAACCCCGAGCGCCACAAGGTGGTCCGAATTAGGCGACAATGACGACGCGCTAGCAACTGGCGCGGGCATTGACGACCTGGCTATTATAAACAGACATATTGGACCTGGAGCCGTAACTGCAAACGAAACTACTGGTATATGGTGGGAGGAGCTAGCCAGGACTACAGTATCAGTCGCTGGAGATTTAATAACACTCACCCCAATAACTGCAAAAAAATATATACGAATAATAGCAGTGCTAAAGGCTACTGGTGGAACTATAGATAGTAGGATTAGATTTAATAACGATAGCGGCAATAATTATGCGTACAACTCTTTGTATAGCAACTCTGGTACACCTACTTTTGACCCAGGTATATTACAAGCAGGCATAAATGGCGAGGCGTTCACTTTAGTAAGTGGCGGTAGCGTACTTATTGACATTGGCGGCCAGAACCACTCTGGCGTATATAAACAGTTCGTAGGTGGCAGCATTAGCGATACAGTTACGGCGGCCTCTACTGCCCCAGTCCCTTATACAATTTACGCAAAATGGGCCTCTACTGCCCAGATTACTAGAGTTGATGTAGTAAATAATGGGACTGGAGATTTTGCGATAGGGTCCGAGGTTATAGTATTAGGACACGACTAAAATGGGCAAGGGTAATTTAGCTACCCGCAATACTGCAATACCTTTTAGAGCAGTGGCCTGGGGTCCTATGGACCTCTATAGTGCTTTTGGCGATAAAGATAATGGCAACCTAGCGGGGGGCCTTATTCGCTTTGTACGGCCTTTTGCTGGCGATATTATCACAGCTAAGCTAACTGTGATAGGAACGGCACCAACAGGCGGCACGGCCCAAATACGCCTATATAAGGGCGATTTTGCAGCCGACGGGGTAACTCGATTAACGAGCTACACCGCGGACCGCATTGCAGCGGACCACAAGGCTATTACTGGGCGCGACACACCATTTAGCTTTACGAGCGGGTCCCCGCTGCTGATCGACGGCGTAGACCTTATGCGCATTATTACTAAAGAGGGCGACGCGGACTATAACGAGGACGGATTTATTTTAGGGGTAGAGGTAACGGGAGTGCCAAACCCTACCACCTACCTATACAGAGAGTTTAAACTCGACTGCACCGCGCAAATGGGGGTGCTATGAGCAATAGCGGCTTTTGCCCTGTAGGCCGACCAGACGCAATGCTCGAGGACGCTACTTTTTTGTTTTTTGTCTACTGCGGCGGTATGGGTGGTGGCGGCTGCGTGCTGCCTATGGGAATTACTGGCCTAACATACCCCGTAAAAATTCCTAAATTTATTACCCGCAATACTAAGCTGATATTTGAAAACCCAGAATTCGGCGGCATACGCATTTACAGTAATGGCGGCCCTGCAGGTATTTGCCCAGATAGCCTAGGCGCAGAGGTGCCTTTTTATATGGCGCTGAGCGTGGACGGGCTACTAACTGGGGCCCAGATAATGGCGCAAGGGGTCCAGCTGAGCGGTACACTTCCCTACTCTATAGAATTTACCGAGCTTAAAATACCGCAGCCGCTGCACCCAGACTGGGACGGCAATATATACGTGCAGCTATACTGGGGTAATGCGGGCTATATAAATGGAGCTGGCGCGGTGCCTACCGACGGGACCCTAAAAATAATTAAACACGACTACGAGATAGTACAATGAGCCAGAGCACTAAAGTACACTTTTACGATCATACGCTGCGCAGCGCTGCGACTGGCCAGCTATCACTGTGCCGCGATAAAGCATACTTTTACCTGGTAGCACCTAAAAACGCCCAGACGATCGAAAATATGTATATGCACCTAAAAATTACCTTTGACGCAGCAGTGCCCATAGGTAACAGGGTAATTAAATATATTGGCATTGGTAACGAATATCCGCTATTTATAGAGCAGGACCCCAGCGGGTATTTTAACAAGCTGGACCTAAACCTGGCGGCCGACGCAATTACGCGTAAAATAGATTTAAGGCTTAATTTGACCCCACTGCTTAAAAAGGAAAATGCAGGCTGGCGGGACCGCTTTAATGCTGATACAGATTTGACCTATATAATAATTAAAACAGCCGACGATAATAGAGATATTAACACGGTAGCGAGCGTAGAATTATGCAAGGTGGACGCACTTTACACTACCACGGGAATACGGTAGAACACCCGCGGCCTAGCCGCAAAAACCGCGAGAGGCGTATTTTTAGAGGTGCCGCCCAGGAGCACCCAGACAAGATTATGGCCGACGAGCCGAGGGTATGCGCTATGCTGCGCTGCGTATGGTGCGGGGTAGACTTTGAGGACTACCGCATAGCGTGCCCGCGCTGCACGTGCTGCCAATACTGCGGCATGATCGTAAGCGCCCCAGACCGCTGCCACACCTGTAATAATTACCTGCCAGACGAGCTAAAACCTAAGGACCCGCCGCGCCGTATCATCGTGGCCTAAAATTATTTACTCGAGTGCCATAAGTGTTACAATATGCTTATGTATTTATTGCAAAATAAACAGATTAAAAAGCGGCTTTTAGCCAATTATTTTACAGCCTTTTTAAGCGCTAGTATTATAATGAGAGTATGCAAGCCGCTAACACTAGGAGCCCGTACCGTATGAACTTGCCAGACGCTGCCGTAATTGCAGCAGTTACTGGGCTTTTTGGATTTTTAGCCCTTATACCCGCCTACCTGATTAACCGCCGCGCAGCACGCCGCGACGATTTTAACGCCGCCCAGGACGCTAATATAAAAGCCTTTGAGGCCATAAATAAGCTATACAGCGAGCAGAGCAAACGCCTGGACGAGGTAGTGGCTGACAATAACCACTATAGGACCGAGAACGCCCGCCTTATGAAACGTAACGAAAAGCTAGAGGACGAAAACCGCGCCCTGCTTAAAGAAAACACAGGGCTAAAGGCTGACGTATCAGACCTAACCAAACGCGTTAAGGTCCTCGAGGGCCGCAAGCGCAATGCCTGAAAAACAATTCTGGGCTAGGGCCCCTATTTATATCGTAATATGCGTACTGCTGGGCTTTGTGATCGCAGGGCTACTGGCCCAAAATATCCAGCTTAAAAATGACCTTGCAGAGGTAAAGACTGAGCAGCGCGAGCAGCAGGCTAAAACCGAGGACGTGCAGCGCCAGGCCGACCGTATCATAGCCTACCTACGCTGTATATCGCTTACGCCAGTGGGCGAGCGAACCCCTGAACTTATCGACAAATGCCTAACCGAGGACCTGCCACCGCAATTATCCACAGGGCCCGAAACAGGCGGGACGAGTTTTTTAGCCCCCGCCCCTGATAATGGGGCCAGGCAACAGCCTAACCAGCCTGTGGATAACTCGCCAGGAAACAGTGGACAAACCCCCGCGAACCCAGCAAACCCGCAGACAGAAAACCCACAACAGCCAGGCCTACTAACACCTATTTTAAACCCCCTATGCACTAACCTTACGCCACGCGCTTGTGCTACACTAGGCTTATGAACATAAGCGCTAACTACGGGAGGAAACAGTAAAAATGGGATATAGATTAGACTGGGTAGCAAGCCCAAACTTTACACCTGGTGCACAGACCCAGGCATTTTACGGCCGACCCCGCAGCATAATTGGCGGCGCAGGCCACTGGTGGAACTGGCCCCGCAGCGGTGCTAACCACGACGGCATAGTGGCCTATATGGCAAACGCAGCACGCCAGGCGGCACCGCACGCGGTCCTAAGCGCTGAGCGTGTTACTGAAATGGTCCGCGACTGGGATACTGCCTGGTGCACAGCTGCAGCAAACCCGTATACTTTTGCTATCGAGATCGACCCCCGCATTATGTTTAAATGGGGCTACGACAACCCCAGCGCTGCAGAGCGTGCCCTGGGCGAGCGCATATTCCAGACGCTATGCGAATATATAGCCGACAAGGGCTATGCTAATTTGCCATGGAAACCGCACAACGTATGGGCACCTGGCACCCAGTGCAACCCTATACCTTACGACGAGGTTATGGCTCGAGCCCGCCAGATCGTGGCCGAGCGTGCAGCACCTAAGGTAAAAGAGCAGAGCCGCGACGTATATAGCCCTACTAAAAAGTTTATTGTGGTCCGCGACTGCATACTCGAAAACATACCAGGCGGCGGCAAGGTGGGCGACAAAACCTACAGAGCTGGCGAGCTGATCGACATAAAGCAGCGCCTTGTAATGACCGACGGCAGCGTATGGTACCGCACGCCGTATAGCTCGGACAATGAGCTGGCCACTGGCTTTAGAGATCAAAACATAGACGAATACGTGCCGACCCCTGAGTGGCAAAAAAACCTAGTGGACACGGCCGACGTAAAGCTATACGTACTGCCAGCAGAGGGCACGCCTGTAATAAACTTATCCACAGGCCAGCCAATACCTGAGAGCGTAATAGCTAAAGGTACCGCGGTGGATATTGCTAAGACGACGACCGTAGGCGGCAAGCGCTACCTTATTAGCTCGTATGCTGCTAGCCGCGCAATGCCAAACGGTATACTGGCCGACCACCTGGGCGCACTTGCTGAGCCGCCTAAACAGGAAAAACCAGAATGGCTGCAGCACCTGGACGACATCGAGGACGTAACAATGTACACCCGTGCCGAGGTCCCGCTAGTAAACTTGCTCGACGGTAGCACGATTAAAATGCTGCCAATAAATACGCCTGTAGAGATCGCAACAGCCACCGAGTGGGGCGGTAACGATTATATGCTGAGCAAATACGCAACCGACAAGGGCCTGCCGCACGGTATACTCGTGGCCCATTTAGACAAGGACCCAATTAAGCAGCCTGATACCCCAGCAGAACCAGCCCCAGAGCAGCCAAGCCTGGAGCAGCGCGTAAGCGCCCTGGAGCGTATCGTGGCCGCTATTAAAAAGTGGGTAAAAGACAAATTTAACATAGATTTAGGAGTATAAAGCTATGGCCCTAATTAAAGATAAAGCAGCATTTATAGAGGCGCTAAAGGAATTAGGCCGCCTGGTCCTGATCGCCGCAATTAGCGCAGCCCTGGCTGGAGCTACCGCGGTTATTGGCCTATTAGAGCCTACTACTGCAGCGATCGCTGGCGCGGTCCTGAGCGTCGTAGTAAAGGCCTGGGATAAATACCTGCACAAGGCCGACAACGGCATTACTACTGGACTTACAGGCTTTTAACTATGCGGGGTGGGCTCGAGCGCTTACCCTGCGACCCAAATGTACCCTGCCCGCTACGTGAGAGCCAGCAGGGCTGCTTTGAGGATATACACCACCGACAATGGCCCCGCCGTGTATACGAGGGACTGGGCGCGGTGGCTATCGCTTTTAGGGAATTGCCAGAAAATAAAGACCAACGCTGCAGGAACCTGCACAATATAGAGCACGCTATTAGCGAGCCCCCCGAGGTCCCAGACCGCGAGCTAATGCTGCTGGCGATCGAGGAGGCTATAAACACTGGCCAGGCCAGCTACAGTAAAAATAAGCTGCGTAAAATTTTCGGAAATAGTAGACGCGACTAACGCGCTTGTGCTATTCTACGAGTGAGGTAGATTATGGGAGGTGTTACACCCATAAAAAATAAAACGATCGGACGGAGATATGCGCAAGGAATTAACGCAAAAACAAACTAACCGCCGCAAGTGGGCTAAGCGTATAGCGCTCGTGCTCGCGGCATTTACTGCTGGCTGGCTCGCTTGCTACGCCTGGGGCTTTTGGCTACTATACCAGGCCCTAATGCGTGCCTGTGAAAACGGTATGTTTATTTGCAGCTAAAACAATAGGGGGCTATGCGAGGGCCCCCTATTAAATAAAAACCCACCTGCGGCAAGGTGGGAATTTTTTTACAGATAAATATTTATTTTAGTAATAACCTAGTTAAATAGGTGGAGTGGAAAAGTAAAGAGCGAGCCCACCGCGGGCCGCCCTAGAGCGGCGTGCCTAACTTAAATATAGCACAAGCACTTTAGCGTATGCCTAATTTTGCCGTACAAGCTGGCCAGGCACCCCAGCCCTGCACTGCCTGCGTTTTTATAGCTATCTCTATTTGCTGCTCGCGGGTGGCCATGTGGGCCAGGGGAGCGTAGGCACCGCCCCCAAAACCTAGCCAGGTAGACTGCGTAAATTGCAGCCCACCATAAAAGCCATTGCCCGTATTTATAGCCCAATTACCCCCAGCCTCGCACTGAGCCAGGCGGTCCCATACGGTCCCGCCATTACTAAAAACCCCAGCGCTATTACTAGCCTGGGGGGTATTTGCTACTGCTACACGTTTAGACTGGGCCGCCTGAGCGTCCAGCTTTGCCTGGAGCTTGCTATTAAGGTCCTCTATTTGCTGCTGTTTAGCCGCGTCCTGAGCCTTTAGCTGCTCGAGCTGGGTACTTTTACTATCCAGCTGCTTATGCAGGTCCTGTGCCTTATTACGGGCCTCTACCGCGTCCTGCTGCGCACGATCGCGCTGCTGCGTGGTATGGTCCAGTTTATTTAAAGTGCCCTGGTATGCCTGCACGGTGGCCGCTATACCAAGTGCGGTAATTACTATTACTGCTATGCCTATTAGCAGGTGTTTACGATTTAAAATACGCGTCCCCCTTTTTAAGTGGCTTTACTATTATACCAAAAGCATTATGGCGGGAAATTTGCGCAGGGTCCGCACCCCTGTAACGCTTAGGCTTATCCACAGAGTTTTACACAGGTTATGCACAATTTACAGGGGCGGTAGGCTTGCAGCGGACCATTGCCGCGTAGTATTATCGAGAGGCCGAGCAATACGAACCATTGCACGGCGGGTAAAACATTAACGCCAAATTTAGCGTGCTATATTGCTAGCATAGCTGCTATTTTTGGCCCTATAAAAACTAAAACCGCTACGCGAGGTAACGGCTAGCTTTTGTATTGAGTAAATGCAATACGAACCAGTTACCAGTATAGGGGTGGAACAGGGAAAAAGCAAGTGCAAACACGCAACAATTGGCAATTGCCAGCTGAGGGTAAAAACCATAAAACACAATTGTCAATTGACAACTGTAGGCCTAAGCCCGAGCAGGTAGATTATGCGATCGAACAAATACAGGACCTAATTACAATGCCGACGCTAAAACCGTGGTATTGCAGCGCAGCCTATAAGCTAGGCGTTACCAAACTGCTGCAGCTGGCCAGTATCGCCAGGGCTGACGGCAAGGACAAGCCTAAATTTTTTAGCTATTTGATTAACAGGGAACTAAAAAAGCACCGTGCTGCGGAGATGCGCCAACCCAGCACGGTACTTACCCCATAATAAGGGCTGTGGAAAACTTAAGCAATAATGACTATTGCATAAGTAACACAAGCGAGTTATTATAGATAACACAAGCCAGTAAAAATAAGGAGATCGCGCCAAATGAAAACACTAACTAAACCAGCACCACAATTACAAGAGCGTCCAGGACCTACGGGACTGTTTAGCTTTAAATGCGTGCCAGTAACGGTACGCGACGACGACGCACGGCTAAATGCCCTGGTCCGCAGCTTTTTAGGCTATGGCCTATTTATGGACGTGCAGCGCCCGCTCGATATGGACCAGCTACGAGCTGATTACCGAAACCACAAAATAGACCTAGGCCACGGGGTAACTATCGAGCGCCTGGTCCCTGCGCCAATTATGCGCACTTACCTAGTGCCCGTAATGTTTAGCCGCACGCTGCAGGACCCACTAAAGCCTAGCCGTGCTATACAGTTTTACGTTAAGGTAAAAGCAGACGACGCGAACATGGCAGCCCACCTAGCGGGCTCGATCACTCGCCACAAATGGGCAGCACCGCGCCACAGCATGAACATTAGCCTAAGTGGAGTAGTAGCCTTATGAGCCCAATAGCAATTTTTGAGGAGCAAGTAAAAAAAGACCAGGACGACCGCGTTTATGACGTAACAGGCTGGGTAGGTCCCGAGGAGGGCTATAACGTGCCGCAGCTCGACGCTGAGGGTAAAAAAACAGGCGTAAGCACTATGGAATACCCACGCTATGCGACCTACCACGTGCAAATACGCGACGGCCGCCTAAGCTACTGGCGTATTAAATTCCTAGACAGTGGCCTGGTAAGCGTGTACGAAATGACCAGCGAAAATAACCGCCCAGCTATGGAGCTCGAGGGTAACGGTGCAGCTGGCATACTACGGGTGGCCCAGATCGTAAATGCAGTAATGAGCCTAGCGACCGAATACTGCGACGAGCGCCTAGAAAAGCAAAAAAGCACGAGCTAAATTACTCGCTTGTGTTACACTAGATATATAACCATTAAGGAGATTGCGCCCCATGGCTAAAGCCAAAACTACTAAGAAAAAGACCGAGCCCGTAGAGGCTGAAACGGTCCAGGACCAGACACCACCACCAGAGGCACCGCCTGTGGATAACTCGCCTGCTGAGGGGGAGATTATGGACCCTAACGAAATTAAAGCTATAGAGCAGAACGCTAAAGAGCTCGAGAGCGCCCTCGTGGCCCACCCAGGTATGGAAGTGGTGCCAGGCGTTACTACGGACCAGCTGCGTAATGCACTGGGTGCCCAGACCGAGCAGCGCGTGCTTATTAAGCAATTTATCCAGCACCACCTCGTGCCAGATGTAGATTTTGGCCATATCCACGTAGTGAAAAACTGCGCGAACCAATACAGCTGTACGAACCGCTACCACTTTGGCAAGGATATGCTATTTAAGCCTGGCCAGGAAAAGATTTTTAGCCTATTCGGTATTACCAGCGTGCTAGAGCGCGACGAGGAAACCTACAAAATGCTGCCAGACACTAAAAACCTCGTGGCCTACCTATGTAAGGCAATGCGTGGCGATCGTGTAGTAGCTGAGGGCCGCGGTGCTGCAGTCCTGGGCGATAAAGGCCGCGACGTAAACAGCACTATTAAGATCGCTGAAAAACGGGCCCGTATGGACGCGTGCCTGGCATTAGGCTTTAGCGAATACTTTAGCCAGGACCTCGACGACCCAGACTATGCAGGCCAGCGCGAGCAGGCTAACCAGCGTGCCGCTGCAGAGCTCGCAGCAAAACACCCAGAGGAAATGCCACCCGAGCCAGTCCCACCTAAGCCAGGCGATAATTTGAAACCACGCCCAGCTATGGAGCTCGCCAGCCAGGAGGAAAAGGCCGAACTCTACAAGGCATTTTTAAAGGCTGGCCTCGATAAAGACGAGCAGCTGGAGGTCCTAGCAGTAAATGGTATTACCGTACCTGCTGAAATGACCAGCGGCGCAGCTCGCGGCATGATACGTAAGCTAAACGAAAATGCTTTTAAACGGCCAGAGCCTAAGAGCCAGGACGTAGTAATAGACGATATTAGCGACGAGGCCGTAAACCTGGACGACCTGCCAGACTTTAACGGCACGCCGCCCGCAGCGCCCGCAGCGCCCGCCGCAGCACCTAAGCCCGTAGAGGTCCCGCCGCTTGTGGTGGACGCAGACCTAAAAAACTGGATAGCCGAGCAGCTAGTAGCTGTAAACTTAAATGCACGGGGCCTAATGTGGTATAAGCGCCTAGTAACAGGTAAACCCTTTGGCAACCCGCAGCAGTGGAGTGATAGCGAATGGCGCAAGGCCTACGAGGTCCTGCAGGATATACTCGACGTAAAAATAGAGGTAGACGACAGCTATTTTAAAAGCGAGGACGAACTAAAGGCCGAGGTAGACCAGACCGACGCGGAAAAGGTGGCCGCAATGTTCCCAGGTGCTGAGATATTGCCTGTGGATAACTCTAAGCCTGCCGACCCGCCGCGAGCGGTCCCAGCGAATGGTGGCGACGACGATATAGTAACGAATGAACCACCAGCCGACGCTACGGGCCCTGTACAGCAAACTATAGACGATCGCCCCCGCACCGAGGGCGACCCCCGCGACATTTAGGAGGTAAATAGAGCGTATGACCGAATTAACCAGAGGCGAAAAAGCCAAACAGACCCGCATAAACCGTATTGGCCTGGAGGCATACCAGGCCGAGCAGGCGGCCAAGGGTAAAAAGGGCGGCGCGAAAAGCGTAGGCCAGTTTAAGAAAAACCCCGAGCTGGCCGCCAAGGCTGGCAAAAAAAGCAAGCGCCTACCTAAGGCAGTGCTTAAAACAGATAGCGGGCTGCACTTTGAGGACCAGCCAGACCTAAAAATAACTAGCGCCGCAGAGGGCAAGGAGATTTAAAAATGGGCAAACCTAAAGACACCCACAAAACCGTAGTGCTGCCAGGTGGTAAAAAGCAGCGATTTAACAGCCCAGAGCAAGCCGCTCGCGTTAAATACCTTATTGGCTATATGGACCAGACCGCTGCGCTGCACCCAGGCATTAGCATGCAGGAAATGAGCGAGCTACTGGCTGCAGATTTTAAGGTGGCTATTAGCGCCGTGCTTAAGATCGAGCAGGGAATGGCCGACCGACTACGTGAGGCCGAGGGCCGCCCTAAGGTAAGCAAAAGCGTTAAACCTGGAGGGCCTAAAAATGGCACGACCGAGTAACGTATTTTTTAAAGGCTTATACCAGCTGTGGCTAGTGCCAGACGACGACAGCGACGCGGACCTGCAAATTTTAGGAGCCTACGACGACCTAGCCCAGGCTATGGCCGCCAAGGCTGCAGCAGAGAGCGGTATTAGCGACGATAGCATAGTAGAGATCACTAAGCGGGTAGACGTGTTTACGCACTACGAGGACATTAGCAGCAGCGTAAATGGCACGGCCCAGATAAGGCAGCAGTAATATGGCGGCCGAGCAAAACCCCTACAGCGACCCTAAGGCTAAAATATACGGCCCTGAGGTCCTGCAGGAATTCGACGCAGACGACACGCGGGCGATCGTAGCAGCCCACGGCGAGGCCATACTGGAATACTACGACGAACATAAAGCAACCGACTGGACCGACGCGGACACCTTACGCCTGTTAAATACCAGGCTGGGCCGCCAGGTCCTAAACAAAATACGGCTGCGCCACAATGTGGATAAATTTAAAGGATATTTTAGGAGATAGCGCCATGGACCAAAAGCCAAAAGTTAGCTTATCTGTAAAGGGTAGCGACGGTAAAGTGCAGAAAATTGCGGACGATATTAACAACCTAAGCCCAGAGGGCCGAGCGATCGCTAAGGGCATTGTAGATACACTGGCCAGTAGCCACGCGCCTAAATTCAAGCCAGTGGACGTATTCCAGTGGGCCAATAATACCGACGCATTTAAAAACGAGCTCGACCTGCAGCTATTCGTATTTAGCAAAAACCTTACGCCATACTCGGTGCAATTCGGTCCTGAGCTAAAGCACAAAATACTAGCCCTATTTGTTTACGACATTATTAACGCCGTAGCTATGGGCGCTGCGACAGGTATGCAGGTGCGCAATTACGTAGAGGCTGCAGCAGACGACCTGGCAGTGCTCGAAATTAGTAGCGAAAAGCAAGAGAGCCGCCGCGCTAGTACGGTCCTGTGGCTTATTGAAAAGGAGCGCCAGGACATTACCGAATTTAACGAGGCTGAGCACGACTATAAGCGCCTAAAGGGCATGGTGCTGCGCTGCGTGGCCCCAGGCGGTAAAGTATTCCACGTGTTTAAGCAATTTAAGGCCACTGCTGCGGTCCAGGGCGGCAAGGACTTTGTACTGCAAAAGGACAAGCTGCAGCAATTTACCCAGGACCTCGCTTTTAAGATCGACCCCACTAACCAGGTGCTGGCTGTGGATAACTCGCTATTTATTTTTAGCCAGAGCAAATACGAGGCGCTTTTTGATACTAAGCCCCACATGATAGCCCGCGCTAATGAGAATGGCCGACAGATCGACAAGCTATTTAAATTAAGTATGCCGCTCGTGGTCCCAGAGATCGCCATAATGGCCCAGACCGACAAAACAGCCACTAAAAAGCTGAGCGAGGTAAACCCTGGGCTTATGAGCCAGGAGGAGGTGCTAAACGCTGCGGACGAATTTGCTATCGAGCTTATGACCGACGACAGCGGCGCAATTATCCTAATGGACAGCAAGGACGTAAAAACCTTTTTGGATATTCTACTGGATAACTACGTGCACGGGTCCACTGGCATACCATACGTAGCGAAAAGCAAAAAAGAGCTGGAGCCTGAGGAATAATGGCCTACACAGGACACAAAAACCGCCGTATGCCTGACGGGTCCACGATCGTAGAGTGGGTACGGCCGACAGTCCAGGACGAGGCCCGCTATTACGGCGTGCCAATGCCTAGCGACGAGCAAATAGCCATAGTGCTGCGCAGCGCCCGTATGCACCACCTAATGGAGCACGCAGCAGGCTACGATAATAGCGAGCTCGGTAAGCGCGACGAGGTAACTAAACACTGGCCCATTGAGAGCAGTATAGGCCGCTTTTTGCGGGACGCACCGCTCGAATTACTGGACCAGATAAATATAGGGGAGCGTAAAAATGGCGCTTGACGATTACCACGCAGGCCCTAAACGCCGCAAAAACCTAACGCGGGTAACTGAGGACGTTATGCACCAGCAGGCGGTCCAGTACGTAAGCCTACGCTACCGCGACGTGCCGCTGCGGACCGACTACGCAGCTGGCCTGGGCTTAAATAAGGTGCAGGCCCGTAAGCACGCACGTATGCAGGGTAATACGCGTGCCTGGCCTGATATACAGCTCGCGCAGCCCGTAAAGCTATATGCTGGCCTGTTTATTGAGCTAAAGGCCCCAGACGTAGAGCTATTTATGCGCAGGGACGGCAACACGATACGCCAGGACGATTATAAGGTCCGACTAAAAGGCGACTGGGCCAATATCCACTACGAGGAGCAGGCTAAAATGCTCGAAAAGCTGCGGCAGCAGGGCTACTGGGCCGACTTTGCCGTAGGCTTTGACGAATTCCAGGCGATCGTAGACCAGTATATGCTAGGCCAGGAAATGGCAGTGCGCTACGAGATCGGTAAAGAGCACAGCGAACGGGACCCCGCCACAATTCCTAATATGACCCCATTTTAAAAGTGCTATAATAATGCTTATGGACAATAACGAACCCAAAACAGAGGCCAAGCACACCGTACAGCAAGGTATTGCCTACCAGACCGTAGACGGCGCTATTACGCGTAATTACGTGGTCCTAGGCGGTAAAAGGGTGTACGTATTCGGAGCGCAGCCAGGCGACGAGCTAAGCAAGTCCCAGGCCCGCCGAATGAGCCACGCGCCTAAGCCTGTGGAAAACTCTAGCGAGGAGTAGATCGTGCTAATACTGGCACTATCCGCTACTGGCATAAACCCCGCCCTGGCTAGGGATAATTTACTCGTGCACAATATGCTTACTGCGGCCATGAGCCGCTGTAATGCTAAGATCACTAAATACAGCCACTACACCCGCGAGCGCAGCGGGCTTTTTGAGGTATTTGCGGACGACGAAACCGTAATGCTTACCTACCGAGCCGAGCGCAGCGGCGATATTTACGTAATGGTAACGGACTACGACGGCGGGGACCCTAAGCCTGCACTAGAGGTAATTGTGGATAACTTACGCCCTAAGGAGCATAATTACAAAATTTTGCTTAAAAAAGGGCTTGACTGAAATAACACAAGCGAGTTATACTACTGTTATAACCAAATTAGATCATAGAAAGGCATTAAAACTATGACAACTACAGCAACCGAACCAAAAACCTGCGACCACAAGCTATTTAACTGTAATTGTTGGTACGTAGTAAACACGGCCGACAATACCCTAATACACCGCGCCGTAAGCTACGACGTAGCAAACCAGTGGCGACTAGCGCAGCCAGACGCTGCAGTGCTTAAAATGACACCATGGGCCCACAGCCGCGAGCTGATCGCCCGCTAATATGCGGGTCCTGGGCACGACCCTATAAACTGCCTTGCCACGTGATATGCAGCCCAAGCGGCCCACTGGACCGCCAGGAGTGCACAGCACTACGAACCAAATAAATAAGAGAGGGTAAAAGCGCCATGGTACAAACTACCAAAACACAAAAACACCAATTTAAAACAATGTTTAGCGAGCTATTTGCTAACTACGATAAAGGCACGAGCCAGTACGGCCGTAAATTTGTGGTAGCTGTATGCTGGGTAGGATATTACACTGCCGCCTTTTTGGCAGTGCTGCTATTCGTCCCTGGGCTACTATATAAAGCCGCTAAAACAGCGTACCGAGTAACTAAGGAGGGGAGGGCTTAGGCCACGATGAAACAGTGCTTATTTTGCTACGAAAAATTAAACGATCGCCAGGCAGCTATACGCCACCTGGAGGTAGCACACCAATTAGTAAAGGCTGCAGTGCCGCAGGACGGCAACCCAGGCGACTTTTACCAGCCAGAGGGCTGTAGTAACTGGCAACCTGGCGACAAGCGCTGCAGGTGCTGCAAGGGCTCGCTACGCATGAACTGGCACAGCCTGAGCCCCGCACTCGTGGACCTATTAGCAATAGCTGGGCGACGAGTTAAGGAGCAGGGCGGCCTAAATGAGATACACAAGCGGGACCTCGAGCTAAACACTAGCCAATACGGCAATTTTCAAAAGCTGCGCTATTTTGGCCTGATTACCCACGTAGACGACGAGGGCACCGCCTGGCTTATTACTAGGCAGGGCTGGAGCTTTTTACGGGGCGACTGGCAGGCAGCTAGCCGCGTGCAGACGTACCAAAACCGCATAATGCAGCGGGACCCTAAACGGGTAACGGTCCACGACGTAATGCGCAAACGCGACCAGGTAGAATACTGGCCAAGCGCCCGCGACTTTGATTTTGAGCTCGCTAGTCCGCAGCTGGGGCTTGCCCTATGATCGCAACAGATAAAAGCCTGCTAATGGAGCAGCTGCGCATTGTAGGTAGTATAGGCAAGGTCCAGCCAGCGCAGGAGTTTAGGGCGGCACCGTGGCACCTAGCGCAAGCTATGGGCGACGACCTCGTAAACTTTACTTTTGGTACCTGCGACGGGCTTATGCGCGTCCTGGACGGTACGCTGGGCCTGATTGCAATAAATAACGAGGTAAAAGGTAACGGCCAATTTAAACAATTTATGCAGTTTTTCGAGGAGCTTGCGGCGGCAATGTATTTAGATACTAGCGTGCTCGAGATCGAGAATAGACGCCTATATAAGCACCTTGTGGAAAAGTGGGGCTATATCGACTATAAAGCACCTGGCAGCACTGGGCTAAACCTGATTAAAAGGGCTGCTAAATGAACGCGCTAGGGTGGGCTGCGCAGCGCCTGATACCAGAGCTGGAATACTACGGCATAAAGGTATATATGACCGAGTGGCGTATTACCTGGGGCCACGTAACAATAAAACTAATGCCGCACACGCCACGCATTATTTGCTGGCTAGTGCTTAAACGCCTTATTTTTAGGGCAAAATGGACGGGAGTAAAATAAAGCTATGGAGTTTTTACTGGGGGTAATTGTAGGCGCTGCGGCAATGTTCTGGCTATTTTTTTGGCTGGGCACCTCGCCACGCTTTAAACACTACGACGCTGGAGGGCCTAACGATCGTAACTACTACCACCCGCACCCGCCCTGCACTGACGGCCATAAATGGTGCGAGGACCACGCCAAGCTGCAGCAATTCCACTGTACTGCCTGCGGCTACGTAATGCAGCCAGGGGAGTAACTGCAGTGGGCGGCACCTGGGAAACAGCCTGCAGGGGTAAGGATAAGCACCGCACTAAAGCCGACGCGGACCACCAGGCCGTAAAGCGCCATGGTAAAACTAAAACAGGCAAGCGCCTAAATAGTTACCGCTGCGACTTTTGCAAGTGGTGGCACGTAGGAAATAGTAGCCACGCACGCCGTACCCCATATAAACGCCACAGGCTGCGTATTAAATGCTAAAATGAGCTTATGGCTAACTCTAAAAAAGATAAGGGCAAAAAAGAGGCTAAAACGGCCGTAGTTACTAGCGCCCTGATACCCGTAAAGAAAAAAGCCAGCACTGGCGACGATCGCGGCCGACCTAGCGCGATAACAGAGGAGGTGCTGGCTGTTTTACGTGAGGCATTTTTGCTAGGCTGCGACGATACCGAGGCCTGCGCCCTGGCTGGCATTAGTCCCGCTACATTGTATAACCACCAAAAAGCTAACCCTGATTTTTTAGAGTGGAAAACCGCCCTAAAGCAAAACCCGTTTTTATTGGCCCGCAAAACGATCGTAGAGAACCTGCGGCGCGACCCTGAATTTGCACTAAAATACATGGAGCGTAAAAAGTTTAAAGAATTCGGACCTAAGGCGCACCTGTACGTGGACCCTATAGACAAGGACGCGCTGGACGACGAGGAAAAGGACGTAATTAGTGCGGCTATGGCTGAGCACTTTAAGCACGGGGTAAAACGCGCCAAAAGCCCGCAGCAGGCTACGGTGGTGGACGTGGAGGCCTAGCCCGTGGCGGTCCCTAAGATATTCCAGGACATTGTAGACACCTACGGCGAGCAGCAGGCTAAAACCTACCTACGCCGTTATTTTGCTAAGCCAGAGAACGTGCCCGCTTTTGCTATGCTATTCCACGAGCACGTCCCTACCTACCCGCCAGACTTCCACCTCGAAATACTGGAGCTGTACACGACGACCCGCGGACACGTAGGCGGCGCAGCACCTCGTGGCTTTGCTAAGAGCACTACCACCTCTGTAGTTTACCTAGCCTGGCGCACCCTGAACGCTACCAGCCGCTTTAGCCTGCTTATTGGCGATACCTGGAGCCAGGCGGTCCTGCACCTCGCCAGCCTAAAGGACGAGCTCGAGGAAAATACCGTAATTAAATGGCTTTACGGCGACGTTATGGGGTCCCAGTGGTCCGAGGACGAAATTATAGTAATGGGGACCGACGACAAGGGCCGCGTAAAAGAGTGCAAAATTATGGCCCTGGGCGCTGGCCAAAAGGTACGTGGCTTAAAGTTTAAAAACTTCCGCGTGCAGCTTATGATATGCGACGACCTGGAGAATGACGAGGCCGTGCAGAGCAAGGAGCGCCGCGAAAAGCTGCGCCGCTGGCTAGTACGTGCCGCCCTGCCTGCGATCGACCGACAAATAGGCCGCTGTATTCTTATCGGTACCATGCTGCACAAGCGTAGCCTGCTTAGCGCGATCGTATCAAAAGAAAAGGAATTTAGTAGCTGGACTACGTTTTTATATAGCGGTATTAAAGAGGACGGCCAGAGCCTATGGCCTGAGCTTTACCCAGTGGAGGAAATACTAGCCTGGAGGGACGACCCTAATAACCCTAACTATATTGGCGCTGTGGCATTTGCCCAGGAAATACAAAACAAACCACTAGCCGAGGGCCAGCAGATCATACAGACCGAATGGCTGGAAAAGGACTACAACCTGGGGGCGCACCTTATGGCCTGGCAGCAGCGTACACAGCTCGCGGACCACCTCGTGCTCGATAACTGGCTAAGCCACCACTTTAGCGTTATTAGCGGCAGTGTAGACCCTGCTATTAGTGAAAAGCAGACGGCCGACTGGTGGACTATGGCGACAGTGGGCGTAACGAAACAGTGCCCCATTTGCCCAGGCGGTCCTGCAGGCCACGTGGTCCAGCTCGATATGCTGCGAATGAGAGAGGCCGACCCTATGAAACAGGTTAGCGAAATTATCGAAAATTACCTGGAATGGCAGCACGGCAAGCTGCGTATAGAGGCGATCGCCTACCAGAGCGGCCTACTGCGCCTAGTGAAAAACACAGCCGCCACCCAGGGCCTCTACCCACCTATAAAACCGTACCGCCCAGCCCAGAGCAAAAGGGCCCGCGCTATCGTGCACGCTGCGCTATTTAGTGGTGGTATGGTCCACCTGCGAAAAGACCACCCACTGTACCAGGCTTTTTACGACGAGCTCGTGGAATTCCCGCAAGGCGATCACGACGATATGTTCGATAGCTACATGAGCGCAGCCGACGCAGCAATGCGCCGCCGCCCTCGTGGCTATACCCAAAAACCTGCAGGAATGTAGTAGCATAATTTTATAAGCATTAGTGCTACAATTATGGTATGGACGATAAGGCTATAGTATTCCCTTACAAAAACGCACAGGCCCGAATAAACGCCTACAGCAAATACGACAAATTATTTGACGGTAAGCACTTCGAGGCCTTTAGTATTGAGATAAATAGCCTGCAATACACACAAAACTACGCCAAATTAAAATACGTAGCGGTAAACTTTGCGGGCCTAATTAGTAAAGTTAGCGCTGATATGCTGGCTGGCGAGCCTATTAAACTTAGCGGCAGCACTAAGGAAATGAGCGACTGGCTAAACGCCCTGGCCTTTGAGAACGGGCTACACACGCAGCTATACGAGAGTGCCCTAAAAAACAGTGCCCGAGGCGACGCTATTTTTAAGGTCCGCAGCGGTCCGAAAAACCCAGGCGACACCGTAAGCACCGTATTTATAGAGGACATTACCCCAGCTATTTACTTCCCTATGATAAACAGCGGGAACTGGCGAGCCGAGCCGAAATATAAAGAGCTCGCTTTTTTGGTAACGATAAATAAAGACGAGTATATCCGTATCGAACGGCACTACCCTGGCAAGATTGAAAATGAGCTGTGGGAATACCGCGACAAAAGCCTCTACCGCAAGGCACCACTTAGCCTATACAACCCAGAGCTTAAAGACGTAGAGGAAACGGGCATAGACCGCAGCCTAATTATCCACGTGCCTAACTGGCGTGCTGGCGATTACTTCGGTGTATCTGACTACCACGACATCGAGGCCCTAATGTACGCGGTAAATAACCGCATGACTAAAAACGAAAATATCCTGGACAAGCACAGCGACCCTATACTCGCGCTACCTGAGGGCGTGCTCGACGAGCAGGGCAATATACGCAAGGACAAGCTGCAGCTGTTTACTATTCCTGATAACGAAATGGGCAGCAAGCCTGCTAAACCTGAGTACATTACCTGGGACGCTAGCCTAGATAACAGCTTTAAGCAGATCGACAAGCTAATAGAATTCCTATACATGACCAGCGAAACCAGCCCCGCCGTATTCGGTATGGACAAACAGGGCGCTGCTGAGAGTGGCCGCGCACTTAAATTACGACTTATGCGCACGATCGCTAAAATTAACCGTAAAAAACTCTACTACGACCAGGGCCTAAAAGAGGCACTATACACTGCGCAGCTGCTGGCTAAAGCCCACGGCTACCAGGTTATGGGTAAAAAGCTACCTAGCGAGCCTGAGGTCCCTAATATCACATGGGCAGACGGCTTACCTATTGACGACGCAGAGCAGATCGAGAACGTAGGCAAGCGCCTAGACCAGGGCACCGAGAGTAAAACCGACGCTATTATGCGACTGGACAACCTGGACCGCGAGGACGCAGCCGAAAAAGCCAAGCGAATTAC